CGTTACAGGTGCGGTAGACCGGGCGCATGATCCTGACGGCATGCGAGCACTGCGGCGAGCAGCTCCGGCGAGCTGGTGTCGGCCGGCCTCAACGGTTCTGCAGCACGCGCTGCCGGGTAGCCGACCACCGCGCCCGGACCGCCGTACCGGCCGAGCTCCGCCGCGCGAAGCGCTGGGTACGCCGCAACGCCGACAAGGTTCCGCTGCGCGCCGACACCGGCCGCCCGGCCTCGTCCACCGACCCGAAGACGTGGACCGGCCACGCCGAGGCCGCCGCCTCGCCGCACGGCACCGGCCTCGGCTACGTCCTCGCCGACGGCGACGGCATCGTCTGCCTCGACCTCGACCACTGCCTCGACCACTGCCTCGACCGTGGACGGCTCGCCCCGTGGGCAGTCGAGATCCTCGACGCCTGCCCGCCCACCTTCGTCGAGGTCTCCCCGTCCGGGACCGGCCTGCACATCTGGGGCCGCGGCCACCTTGAGCGCGGCCGCCGCATCCGCCGGCCCGACGGCGCCGCCATCGAGGCGTACGGCACCGGCCGCTACATCGCCCTCGGCCACCGCTACCAGCAGGCTCCCCTCGCGCTGGCCGATCTGTCCGAGGCCATCGACGCGCTGATCTGACGGGAGGTGACCGGCCATGCCCGGACCCCTCCCGGCGGAGAACAAGCGGCGCCGCAACGCACCGGCCGTGCCCACCACGAAGCTCCCGGTCGGCGGCCGCACCGGCACTGTGCCGCGGCCCCCGTCCTGGGTGAAGCTCGACAAGTGCGGCAAGGCCTGGTGGCGCTGGGCCTGGACGACGCCGCAGGCCTGCGCCTGGGCCCCCGGCCACGAGGTGATGATCGCCCGCCGGGCGTCCCTCGAGGACGACCTCGCCGCCATCGGTACCGTGCACTCCCTCGATGCCCTGGACGGCCTGGACCCCGAGGACGCGACCGCGTTCAAGGGCCTCATCCAGCGCCTGGCCGCGCTCGCCACCGGGCGCCTCGCGATCTGCCGCGAAATGCGCGAGCTCGACGACCGCCTCGGCCTCACCCCCAAGGGCCTCGCCGCCCTGCGCTGGACCGTCGTCGACGACGGCGCCGCCGCGGCCGCCGACACGGTGGCGCCGAAGGGCGTGGCCGACATGACCGCCGCCCGGCGCCGGAAGATGACCGATGCCTCGTGAGCTCATCCACGCCCCCGGCCACGACCGCGACCGCTCACTCGGCCTGCTCGGCTGGGCATGGATCGAATGGTTCTGCGTCCACGGCCCCGGCGACGTCCAGGGCGAACCCGTCGACCTCGACGGCGAGTTCGGCGGGTTCATCGTCGACGCCTACGCCCTGCAGCCCACCGGCCGCAAGCTCTACGACTCCGCGGTCATCAGCCGCGGCAAGGGCCGCGCCAAGAGCGAGCTGGCCGCGTTCATCGGCCTGTTCGAGGCCTTCGGCCCATGCCGCTTCGCAGGCTTCGCCGAGGGCGGCGAGACCTACACGTGGCAGGGCTTCAGCTACGAGTACGCGCCCGGCGAGCCGATGGGCCGCCGCATCACGTACCCGTTCGTACGCTGCCTGGCCACCGAGGAAGAGCAGGCCGGCAACACCTACGACAACATCCACTTCAACCTGACGGAAGGCCCCCTCGGCGAGGGCCTGCCCACCGGGGCCGCGGGCATCACCAGGACGTTCATCCCCGGCGGCGGGGAGATCCGCCCGTCCACCGCCTCCTCCTCGTCGAAGGACGGCGGGAAGGAAACCGCGACGATCTTCGACGAGACGCACCTGTACGCCACGCCGGAGCTCAAGCGGATGTACGTCACCGTGGACCGCAACTGCCGCAAACGCAAAGACGCCCAGCCGTGGACGCTGCAGACCACCACCATGTACCAGCCCGGCGACGGGTCGGTGGCCGAGGGCACCCACGAGCGCGCCAAGCTGATCCGCGAAGGGAAGGTCCGCGGCACCCGGCTGCTGTTCGACCACCGCGAGGCCCCGGCCGACGTCGACCTGGCCGACCACGCCCAGCTCACCGCCGCGCTGCGCGAGGTGTACGGGCCGTTCGCCGACGTCCTCGACCTCGACGGGATCATCGAGAACGAGTTCTGGAACGTCGAGAAAGACCCCGAGGACTCGCGTCGTTACTTCTTCAACCAGCCCACCGCGTCCCGGGACGCCTGGACGACCAAACCCGAATGGGCGGCATGCGCCCAGCCGGACCGCGAGATCGCGGCCGACGCGCCGATGGTGATGTTCTTCGACGGCTCCAAGTCCGACGACGCCACCGGCCTGGTCGGCTGCGACGTCGCCACCGGCCACCTGTTCGTCCTCGGCGCCTGGGAGAAACCGCCCGGCCCGCAGGGCCAGGGCTGGCGCGTCGACCGCGAGGACGTCGACGCCACCGTGCGGCGCGTCATGGACGAGCGGACCGTCCTCGCGTTCTTCGGCGACCTCGCCGAGTTCGAGACCTACGTAGACGCCTGGGCGTCCGACTTCGGCGAGCAGCTGCTCATCCAGGCCACCCTCGGCCGCTACGCCCACGCCGTGGCATGGGACATGCGCGGCCGCGGCCGCGAGTTCACCGAGGCCTGCGAGCGGGCCGAGGTCGACATCAAGGAACGGGACCTCACCCACGACGGCGATACACGGCTGCAGCGGCACATCCTCAACGCCCGCCGACGGCCCAACAAGTACGGCGTGTCCATCTCCAAGGAAGGCCGCGAGTCGCCGAAGAAGATCGACCTCGCGGTCTGCGCGATCGGCGCCCGCATGGTGCGCCGCCAGCTGCTCGCGTCACCGGCGTGGGCGACATACAAGCAGGGCCCGAAGAAACGCGCGGGCCGCGTCGTGGGATGGGGGTGAGACCGTGGCCGAAGCAATGAGCAGCGAGGAACTGGGCAGGGTGCTGCCGTGGCTGCTGGCCGGGCGGCGCGCGGAATCCGGACGGCTGACCGAGATCCGCGAGTACATCAAGAACCGGGTCTGTGACATCTACGTGCCGAAGTCCGCGACGGACGAGTACCGCAAGCTCGTCGACCAGGCCCGGTTCAACATCCTGCCGCTGCTCGTCAGCAGCGTCGCGCAGGGCCTGTTCGTCGACGGCTACCGGCCGGCGAACACCCTGGACAACAGCCCCGTCTGGGACGCGGTGTGGCAGCCCAACCGGATGGACGCCCGCCAGAGCGGCCTGTACCGGGCGGCGCTGTCGTACGGCTACTCCTACGCCACGGTGCTGCCCGGGGATCCGGTGCCGGTCATCACGCCGTACTCGCCGCGCAGGCTGACCGCGCTGTACGAGGACGCGATCAACGACGAGTGGCCGCAGTACGCCGTGACGGTCGGCCTGCCCCACCCGGTGATCGACGCCGACAGCCCCACGCAGATGGTCACCACGATCACCGTGCTGGACGACAACTTCCAATACACCACGGACGTGCCGGCGGCGATGGTGATGCCGCAGCGCAACGGTGAGTGGACGGACCCGCTGCCGTTCGAGGGCCTGGCCATCGACACGGGCAAGATCACGGTGGAGGAACACGGGCTCGGGGTGTGCCCGGTGGTCCGGTTCTGCGAGTCGTACGACGACCTGGACGACGGGCCGCAGGGCATCGTCTACCCGATGCTCCCCGCCCAGCGGCAGCTGAACCAGACCACGTTTGGGCTGCTGATGGCCCAGCAGTACGCCGCGTTCAAACAGCGCTGGGTCACCGGCATGGCGATCGATGAGGACGCCGACGGCAACCCGCGCGAGCCGTTCAACTCGGCCGTGAACCGGTTGTGGCAGTCCGACTCCCCGGACACCCGGTTCGGGGAGTTCGCCGAGACCAACCTCGACGGCTACCTGAACAGCCGGGACAAGACGCTGCTGTACGTCTCTTCGGCACGGCAGATCCCGCCGCACACCCTGGTCGTCGGCAACGCCGTCTCCAACGTCTCCGCGGAGGCGCTGGCCGCGCTGGAGGCCGGCCACCAGCTCGACATCGGCGAGCACAAGACCCCGTTCGGTGAATCGATGGAGCAGCTGCTGCGCCTCGCCGGCCTGGCCATGGACGACGAGGAAACCTGGGACGACACGAGTGCCCAGGTCGTCTGGCGCGACACCACCCCGCGTTCCCTGGCCCAGGTCGCGGACGCGCTCGGCAAACTCGCCCAGCTCCTCGACGTCCCCCCGCGCGCACTGTGGGAACGCATCCCCGGGGTGACGGAGACGGACATCAAGCGATGGGAGCTGATGGCCGAGGACCGCGACGGGCTGGGCGACATGGCCGCGCTGCTCGCCGCTCCGGCCCCGGGCGCCGAAGCGCCGCCGGTGCCCGGAGCGGAAGAGCCGGCCGCCGAGCCGGGCGCCCCTCAGGTACCGGCCGCCGTGGCGGTGCCGGGCGAAGAGGGGTAGGGCCGGTGCCCAGCGCGCAGGCCCGCGCCCTGACCCGCCAGTACCAGCAGCAGGTCCTCAACGTCGCCCAGCTCATCGCCCGCCGCCTGCGGGTGACGGCGATGCGCGCCGACGTGACGGACATCGACAGCTGGTGGGACCAGGTCTCCCCGCAGATCCAGCAGGAGATCCTCACCGGGCAGTCCGCTCTCGCCCGGCTCGCCCGCGGCTATCTGGCCCAGCACGCCCAGCTCGAAGGGGTCAGCCTGGTCGCCGCGGTCGTCGAGCCGGACGCCGAGCAGATCGCCACCAGCCTGCGCGTGTCCGGGCCGGTGGCCTTCAAGACGCAGATGGCCAGCAGCGGCAGCGAGGCCCAGGCCACCCGCGTGATGGCGTCCCAGCTGCAGGGCTCTGCCACGCGCCTGGTCCTCGAAGGCGACCGCGAGACGACCATGCGCACCTTCGAAGAGCGCGACGAGGTCGAGGGCTGGCGCAGGGTGGCCGGACGTTCCTCGCCGTGCGCGTTCTGCCTGATGCTGATCGGCCGCGGCGCCGTCTACTCCAAGCGCAGCGCGCGCTTCCAGTCCCACGACCGCTGCAGCTGTAAGCCCGAACTGCTCTACCGGCGCGAGCCCGAGCCACCGGAGGTACGGCGCCTGTCCGAGCAGTGGTCCAAGGCCACCGCCGGCCACTCCGGCAAAGCAGCGATCGAGGCCTGGCGCAAGCACGTCGCCGGCCAGCGCGCCCCGCGCACCGAAGGCGCCGAGGGCGCCGAGGGCTGAGCCCTCCACCGTTTTCCCCGCACCCCTGCGGGGAGTCCGCCGCGATGGCGGACACACCACCCACCGAGAGGTTGGCCGCGATGGCTGACGAACAGTGGCCGACGGCCCAGGCCCTGGGGCAGTTCCGCACGGAGCTGACCGAGCAGGGCCTGGACGACGACACCGTGAAGTACCTCGTGCAGACAGCCGGGCGCGAACTGCTCGTGCAGGCCGGTCTGTGCCTGAACAAGGAGGTTGGCCGCGATGGCTGACGACAACGGCACCATCACGCCGCCCGCGACGGACGGCACCACCACCACGCCGCCCGCACCGGCCACGCCTTCCGCACCCGCGGGGACCGGCGATCTGGGGGACGCGGGCAAGAAGGCGCTGGACGAGGAGCGTGCGGCTCGGCGCGAGGCCGAGAAGGCGCGCAAGGACCTTGAGGCGCGGCTGAAGGATCTGGAGCCGCTGGCCGCGAAGGCCAAGAAGCTCGAAGAGGCCTCCAAGACCGAGGCGGAGAAGCTGACCGAACGGGCCACAGCCGCCGAGAAGCGCGCCACCGACGCCGAGTCGAAGGCGCTGCGCATGGAGGTGGCCGCCGCGAAGGGGCTCACGCAGGCCCAGGCCAAGCGGCTGGTCGGCGCCACCAAGGAGGAGCTGGAGGCGGACGCCGACGAGCTCCTCGCCTCCTTCGGCCCCGCTCAGCCGGACAGCGGTGGCAAGGGCGGCAAGGGCAAGACGCCCGTGGCGAACCTGCGGCCCGGCGCGATGCCGAACCCGCCGGACCTCTCCCTCGCCGAGCAGATCAAGGCGGCAGAACAGGCCGGCAAGTGGGACGACTCGATGCGCCTCAAGGCCGCGCAGCTGATGGAGCTGCAACAGCAGACCAAGTAGGTGCCGGGCAGCGTGCCCGGGCCGGGAAGGAATAGACATGGCCGGTATCACCGGGATGGGCACGACGTTCAATCTGCCCAACTTCGTGGGCAACCTGTTCGCGGAGACCCCCACCGACACACCGTTCCTGTCAGCGATCGGCGGGCTGTCCGGCGGCGAGGCCGTCACCAGCACGCTGTTCCAGTGGCAGGGCTACGACCTGCGCGCGGCCGCCGACGACCGGCAGCGCCTGGAAGGCGCGGACGCACCGGACGCCGAGGAGCGCGTGCGGTTCAACGTCACCAACGTCCTGGAGATCCACCAGGAAGCCGTCGACATCTCCTACACAAAGCTCGCCGCGACCGGGCAGTACAACTCCACCGGCTCTACCCACCCCGGCAGCGTGGGCATCACCGGCATGAACCCGGTCATGGACGAGAACACCTGGCAGATCCGTCAGCAGCTCATCCAGCTCGCCCGCGACGTCGAGCAGTCCTTCCTCACCGGGACGTTCAACAACCCGGCAACCAACGCCACCGCGCGGCGCACCCGGAGCATCCAGGAGGCGATCGTCACCAACGTCGTCGACGCCGCCGGGGCGCTCCTCGACGACGACTCCAGCGGCAGCGAGCAGCCGGGCTACCTACTGCTGAATCTCCTGCAGCTGGTGTGGGAGAACGGCGGCATCATGGTCTCCGACACGGCCACGATCATGTGCAACGCCTTCCAGAAGCGGCGCCTGACCAAGGCATTCATCACCGACGCCAACTACCAGGAGATGACCCGCGACGTCGGCGGGGTGTCCGTCACCACCATCGAGACCGACTTCGGCCGGCTGAACATCATGCTCAACCGGTACATGCCCACCGACGAGGTGTTCGTGGTCTCCCTCGAACAGTGCATGCCCGCGTTCATGCTGATCCCGGACAAGGGGTTCCTGTTCGTGGAGCCGCTGGCCAAGGTCGGGGCGTCCGACCGTTCTCAGCTGTACGGCGAGATCGGTCTGAAGTACGGCAACGAAAAGGCCCACGGCAAGATCATCAACCTGGACGACGGCACCGGTTCCTGATGGGGCGGCGCGCGGCCGTGACGGTGGGCCGGTCGCACACCGTCAAACGCTATGGCAGTGCGGCGGCCGCGGCCGCCGAGGCCGCCTGGTACCAGCGCCTGCCCTGGGCGGCGCCGCGTCTGATCGACGTCGACGGCGCCGCCCTCGTGCTGGAAACCCGGCCCACCGCCCGCGCACTGCCCTGGTGGCAGCCCGCCGGCGCACTGCGCGAACTCCTCACCGCGGTGCACGCCGAAGGGGTGCACCACCGGGACGTGCACGTCGGGAACATCGTCCAGGGCGCGGACGGGGCGCCGCTGCTCATCGACTGGGAGACCGCCCTCAAGCAGCCGTCGGAGCTGTCGTACGACCTGCACGGCCCGGACGCGTCCGGCATTCCGGTGCCCGCCATCCACGAAGGCCTGACCCCCCAGTGGTGGGACTCGGCCCAGAAGAGCTCGATCCGCATGCGCTGGAGGACTTCATGCAGCAGCAGTACCAACCCCGCTGGCTGAACGGGCAGGAGGTCGGCACCGGCCTGCGCAAGGCCGCCCCTCGCTATGAGGCCATCGCCAAGGAGCTCGGCGAGGCCCGCGGCTTCACCGTGCTCGATCTCGGCGCCTACAACGGGTACTTCAGCCTGCGCCTGGCCGAGGACTTCAACGCGACGTGTACAGCCGTCGACGACTACAAGGGGCTGCCCGCAGCGCTCGCCGCCGCCGGTGACGAGCGGGTGAGTGGCGTCTACCACCGGCTCACCCAGGAGGAGTTCTACGCGCTGCCCGCCTTCGACGTGATCCTGTGCCTGTCCGTGCTGCACCACATCCCGTGGTGGGAGGAACTCCTCGCCGGCCTGCGCGACAAGAGCAAGCTGCTGTTCGTCGAGACGGCCTCCGCAAGCGAGGTCCTGCCCAAGGCGGTCGCACACTGCCCCGAGATCCCCGAAGCCGTGGGCGCCCTCGACGGCGCCCGCGTCATCGCCAAGAGCCACGGCTACAAGTCGAAGAAGATCCGCCCGCTGTACGCGATCGGGAGCCTTGCTTGAAGCTCGGCGTGACCACCACCGTCTGGGGCACCTACAGCCGGTGGTTACCAGCGTGGGTCGCCTCCGTCGCCGTACAGTCCGTGCGGCCGGAGCTGGTGACCATCGTGGACGCCGGCGCCGACGACCTCGGCCCCGCGCGTGAGGCGCTCACCGCCTCCCGTCTCGACTGGCAGATCATCACCAGCCGGTACGAAGGCATGGGCCAGGTCCGCAACGCCGCGGTGGCCGCCACCGAAACCGAGTGGGTGATGCACCTCGACGCCGACGACGTCCTCCTGCCGCGCGCCCTGGCCGACGCCGCGGCGGTGGCCGAGGAGACAGACGTGGTCTCCCTCGGCGCACTACGCGACGGCCGCGAAGTCGTCTTCCCCCACGTGTCCCGGGAGATGATCCTGCGCGGCCGGCTCGGCGCGTTCTCCCCCTCGCCCTACCGCCGGCACCTGTGGAAGCGCCGCCCGTACATCACCGCCAACGACTGGATCGAGTCGGCGCTGTGGGTCGGGTTCGCCCACCTCGGCGCACGCTTCACCGGCACCCCGCGCGCCGGGTTCGTCTACCGGCAGCACGACGCCTCGCACTCACACACCATCACCCCCGCCGACAAGCGGGCCGCGTACGCGCAGCTGCGCAGACTGTGCCGGAGGTGGGATCCATGAGCATGACCGTGTCGGTGATCGTGCCCTGGCGCAGCGACCACGCCGAACGCGATGCGGCCTGGGCGTGGGTGCGCGCCCGCTGGGCCGAGCGGTTCCCCGGGTGGCAGGTCGTCACCGGCACCCCGCCCGACGGGGAGTGGTGCAAGGCGGCCGCCATTACCGCCGCGCTGCCCGAGGCAACCGGCGACGTGATCGTCCTGGCGGACGCCGACGTGTGGTGCGACGGCGTCCTGCAGGCCGTCACCGCCGTCGCCGAGGGCGCCCGCTGGGCCATCCCCCACCACCGGGTGCAGCGGCTCACCCAGGAGTCCACCCGCGCCGTCCTCGACGGCGCGCCGCTGGGCTTCACCTGCCGGCTCGCGCAGCGGGCGTATCCCGGGTTCGCCGGCGGCGGCATGACCGTCCTGCCCCGCGCCACCTACGAGCGCATACCCCTCGACGCCCGGTTCGCCGGATGGGGCCAGGAAGACGAGGCCTGGGCGATCGCCCTGACCTGCCTGACCGGGGCGCCATGGCGGGGCACCGTCCCGCTGTGGCACCTGTGGCACCCGCCCCAACCGCGCCTGAGCCGCCGGTGGGGCTCCGAAACGAGCCGGTCCCTCTGGCAGCGCTACCACCACGCACGGCACGACGCGCACGCCATGCAGGCCCTGCTCACCGAAACCATGGAGGAGGTGCCCCGTGGCGGACCTCGCCACACAGGAAGACCTCGAAGCCCGGCTCGGCCGTGACCTCACCGAGGATGAAGAGGCCCGCGCCCCGGCGCTCCTGGCCGACGCCTCCGCTCTGGTACGCGATCACACCCGGCAGGACTTCGAGGCCGTCGCCGGAGACGTCATCATCCTGCGCCCGGTCGGCTCCATACTGCGGCTGCCGCAACGCCCCGTCACCGCCGTCACCACGGTGGAGGCGGTGGCCCCGGACGGGACGGCGACCGCGGTGATGTCGTTCTGGTCGTGGGACGGTCGCGACAAGGTCGACCTCACCTACGCCACCTACAGCGCCGACTTCACCGATCCGGCCTGGCGCGACCGGCGTCAGCCGGACACCTACCAGGTCACCTACGACCACGGGGACGCCACGATCCCCCCCACCGTGGTCGCCATCGTGTGCGCGATGGTGCTGCGCACCCTGCTGTCGCCATCGATGACGACGGGCATGGTCGCCGAGCGGATCGGCGCCTACAACTACCAGCTGCAGCAAGGCGCAGGCGCCGCCGGCGCCACCGTCGTGATGACCGCGGCCGACGAGAAAGCCCTGGCCCGGTACGGGCCCCGCCGCTCCGGAACCATCCAAGTGGAGGCCGGATGAGTACGGTCCGCATGGACGTGGCCCTGAAGGTCGGCTCGTCGGCGCAGACCGTCGGCCAGGTCGAGGCCGACACGATGCCGGAGTTCTACACGTCGCTTGCCGCGCTGCTGCGCAAGGTGGCCGACGAGATCGAGCGGACCTGGCCCGACGCCGTCCAGTCGCATACACCGGAGACCGGCGCATGCACCGCCGCCCTCAAGTACGAGGGCGCCGAGACAGTGCACTGCGTACT